GGTGAAGACTACGACTACGCGATGTAGCCGCGTACCGGCGTAAACGGATGAGCGTGGTGACCAAGAAGATGATGGGGATGCACGTAGCTGACAGCGCTGCGCCATCCCTGCCCATTATCCAGTGGTTCCAGGAGGAGCTGCGCTGTGGGCAGTTCCGGCCCGCGCTCGACGAATTCGCCCGCGCCCAGCCCGAGGAACTGGACGCGGGCGTCTGCCGGGTGGACGAAATCAGCCCGGTCGGTGTGACGGGCCGCATCCCGTGCTACGCTTGCGACCACGAGAGCAAGCACCCGTTCAGCACCGAGGTCCGTTTCCGGCTCGATCCGCTAAGCGGGCGTGTCAGTCGGTGCGGCTGATTCGACCTCGACGGTCGTCTTGCGAAACTTCTCGGACCGCCACCGAAGCCGGTCGTGTGCGTAGTCCATGGACAGTTTCCTGGCCATCTCGCTGGCGCTCCGCACACCCTGAATTTCGGCCTGATCCTTCGCGTACGCCTCGGTGAAAGCCTTGTGCTCCTCCGGGGTCAGACGGAAGGCGACCACGACACTCTTGATGACTTTGCCTTTAGCCATGCCTGGTAGAACGTGGTTTTTTCGGTTCTGTAGTTAAAGCGATGGCTCAAACAATCGGGACAAACTTACTGCGATACCTGGGAATGGTCGGATCGACAGGCGTGAACACCGGGCGGCTCGTCCCACCAGGTGCCTCGGCCATCGCCAATCAGTACCTCTTCAAGGATTTCGAGGACTCCGGCGCGGTCAGCGATCCGGACATCTGGACCAAGTACAACTCGGTCATGAAGAGGCCGACGACCTTCGACAGCATGCTTCAGCTGTGGGAGGAAATGGCCGACTGGGACCTGATGCACGCTGCCCTGGTGGAGGTCGTCGACGAGGCCACCGCCGTGGACATCGTAAGCCCTGGCGCGATCTGGTACCAGTGCAACGATAAGGGATTCGAGGACGAGCTGAACAGCCTCCTGGTCAAGGTGGACGCCGAGTCCATCGTCAAGAGCCAGGTCTGGTACACGGCAGCCTTGGGCAACCATTTCGAGAAGATCGAGTACGCCCCCACGGAGGGCGTCCTGGGCCTTTCCTTCGTTCACCCGATGGACATGCGCCGCTACTGGCTTGAGCGAAACCGGAAGTGCATCGGGTTCAAATGGGCCGGGCACAAGCCAGACAAGGAGCCTGTCTTCGTTGGGCCGGACAACCAGACGCCCGTCGAGCGCGTGGCCCTCTCCACCGGCCAAAACGTTGAGGACTTGTGGTACCCGTGGGACTTTCTGCACATGCGCCGGATGTACCGGATGCGCATCAGCGAGCACGGGGAGCCCATCTTTGCCGAGGCAGAGGGCATCTACAAAAAGCTGCGGATCGCTATCGACCAGATGGTCGTCCATCGCGCCCAGGTGCAGCCCGACCGCTACGCGATCAACGTGGACGTGCAGGAGCAGCCACCTGCCGAGCAGATGAAGACGGTGCAGCGTTGGAAGCAGCAGCTGCGGGCCAAGTTGGCCTTCGGGCAGACTGGAAACGTAAACGCGCTTAACACCGCCAGCGATTTCAGCTCCTACTACAACGCCTGGGCCTTGGACACGATCCTCTATGTGGCCCAGCCGAAAGGCTTCAACCACACGGTCACGAAGCTCCAGGGCACACAGCAGGTGCCAGACGTTTACGATATTGAGCTGCTCACCGACCTCTTCTACTCGATCATTGGCATGCCTCGCTCCTGGTTCGGCGGCCAGAAGGAGGGCCAGACCTCTCCATCGGGCAAAGCGCTCCTGGCCCAGGACATCCGATTCCTGCGAAAGATCAAGAGCATCCGGCAACCCATCATCCAGGCCTACGCGTGGCTGGGCTACTTCCACGCTGTGCTGAGGGGCAAGGACATAAGCGAGTTGGACATCAAGGTTTTGATGCCTCCGATCGGCAGCCTGGAGGATCAAATGAAGCTGGAGATGCTCAAGCTCCAGACCGAAGTCTTGATCCAGCTGGGGGACGTGATGAAGACCTACAACCTCCCGCAGGAGGCCTGGGTTGAGACGATCTTCAAGCGCTACATGCACCTTCCTGACGAAATCGTGAACCTTTTCGTCACCGCGATGCCTCTGCCCCAAGAGCAGCCCGACGCCATGGCCGGTGAGAGCCGCAGGCCACCGCCCCGTGTCGGGAAGCTCATTCAGGAGGCCGAGCGCGCCGCAGACAACAATCCGCGTTTACGCGCTGCGCTTGGCAGGCTGCGCGAGGCGGCATGGGGTGTCAACATCACGGATGTGAACCGGAGTGCGCTCAGGCGCTACAAGACGCGTGATAGCGTGCTGGAGGGCCAGAAGCTCAAGGACAATGACCTGATCATCAGCTCGTTCGGGTCGCATCCGTTTGAGCTGAAAACCGTAAACGCTGGAGGGCGTGGCAAAATCTCGTTAACAGAGCAGCTCCAAAGTGGGCTCAACGGCAGCAATGACACGGTGCAGGAGTCCGCTCCGGATAAGGGTTGGCGCGAGTTCTATCCGTCGCGCTTCTAGCCATGATCAAGCTTTACGACGCCGGAGGCAACGATCTGCTGGCCAGGGCACCGGCAAAAGTGACCTACTACATCCCCAACGGGACGTACGATGTCACGATCTACGCTGACGTGGTCGAGGAGGACGAGTGCCTGCCCTACAGGCTGCTGACCACCACGCTGGATTGGAATGACGGGAGCCAGCCCAGCACGAGCGGCCCGTCGGCCTCGCCGATCACGGTCAACCAGACCAAAAAGCTCGGATTCGGGGCCTACGCGATCAAGGTCACCGCGACGAACAATCGGATGCCGACCGCAGACTCGGAGGAAGTCACGTTCTATGTGAGTGTGGAGCCGATCCAGGCTACCACGGCGAAGCCCGCCTACCTGTTTGGGCCGATCCTGCCGAAGGACACCGGCTTGCCGAATCGGCAAACGTGGCTGCTGGACCGTGGCACAAACGTGGAAGTCCTGGCCAGCTCCATAAAGATGCTGCTCCTGACATCGAAGGGTGAGCGCGTAATGCAGCCCACCTACGGGACGGGGTTGCGCCGCATATTGTTTGAGCTGAACATCGACAGCGTGGAATCCATCATCCAGCAGGAGATTGCGACCGCTCTGGCTACGTGGGAGCCAAGAGTGACGGTGCAATCGGTTGCCGTGAACCGGAACCCCAATGCGCGCAACGTGTCGGTCGTGGCGACCTTCGCGTCCCGCACGCTGACCCAGCCGTTCGATGTGCAGCTGAGCTTTGGGTCCTGATGCAGGTCGTCACCAGAAAGCATTTCCTTCGCAAGTTCATGCTCTGTGGCATGACCTATGACCAGGCCTGTCGCTGCTACAGCGCCATGGTCTCCGTGATCGAGGACGGTGTGGTGCGTGGCAACAAAGTCGGCATCGGAAAGGTCGGAGCGCTCATCCCAACAGTGTCTCCTCCAAGGGACTACACGATGGGTTTTCAGAGGGTTAAGGGCAACAAGGTGGTCAAGACAAAGCGCACCTACCACACCGACGAGCGCGTCCGCTACCGCTTCAACCTTTTCCGGAATTTCCGGAGAGAGCATGACCTTGGAGGTAGTTAGACTATGAGCGACATCAGACCGATCGACCTGCCGACAGCGGCTGGCATCGACTATGGCGAGGGAGACGTACGCCACTTCTCCGAAGGAGACGCGATGGGCGTGCCTGGTCTCCAGAATCCCACCCGGATGCTGGCGGAGCGCGACAACAAGCTGGCCGCCAAGATGAACGAGGTCGTCTCGGTGGTGAACAACAAGGAGCAGGTGGTCACCCTGCCAATCCCCCGTACTGCCATTCCTCCTACCCCCGAGGAGGTCGTGTTCAATTTCGCGATCCCGGACGGCTATGAGGCCAGGATTCTGAGCGCGGCGGTAGGCTCAAGCCCGACCACCAACGACCTGACGCTGAAGGTCTACTACTCCACCGGATTCGGTAACACCACCGGCACGGAGCTGGTTTCAACCACGTCGACCTTTTCCAGCGGGGTGGCCTTCTACAATACGGGCGAGCTGATCGTGGCCATCCTCAATGACGGCAGCGCCAGCCTGGATGCTGTGTCCAGCATTGTCCTGACGGTGCGGCCCATCGGTTCCACGGCCAGCCTGCTGGTAGGCAGCGTGATCCGTGGCCCTCGCGGCTACACCGGCAGCAAAGGCGACGATGGCGGCAAGGGCGACCCCGGCGTCGGCGGGGCTGGCACCCCAGGGCTGTCTTGGACCGGCACCTTTTCGGACGCGGCCTCCTATAACCCTCCACAGGCTGTCTATTACACCCGTGAGAACGGGGCCATCGAGGCCTACATTTCGACTGCGGGCAACTCGGCACCAGCATTTCACCCAACCGATCCGGCCTATTGGGACCCGCTGGCTGCCGGGGCGGCGGCCTCTTTGACATGGAGAGGAGCCTGGGTGGCCCTGACGGCCTATTTCGTAAACGATGCCGTCAGCTACAACGGCTCCAGCTACATCTGCACGGCCAACGTCAGCGACAGCGTGACGCCCGACAACCTGGTCGCCTGGGACCTGCTTGCCGCAGGTGGGAGTTCGTCCGGCGTGACCATCGGCACTGACTCCATCGACTTCGCCATCGACGACGGCGGAGGACTGGCTTCTACGACCACGCAGGGCGACTACGATCAAATCATCGTCGGATCGTTGCCCACGACTCTCCAGGCTGATGAGTTCGCCGTCGTTCTGCCGTCTGGATCACCGGACAACCTGGCGTTCATGAAGATCGACGGGCGCTACGTTTTCGTGGGCACGCTGTCCGTAACGATGCCCACATCCTCGTTTACGGGAGTGCAGTACACGCAAGGAGACGTGGTGGTCACAGCGGTTGCTCAAGGTGACCAGGATGTTCCTTTTCCGAGCGCGGCTGGCACTCACGCAGGCGGTGTGCGCGTCGACTGGCCGTCTACTACGCAGGTGGACATCATCGTGACCGAGACCGTCGGGGAGCAAAAAGTCCACATCAGCGCTATTGGGATTCAGGCTGGATAGGCACGCGCAGGTGCCGGTACTGAAGCCACACAGGATGCTGGCAGTCAGGCCAGTAGTCGTGGACAAGATCGATGATCGTGTGGAGGTAGAGCTGGATCGCTGCCTCGACCTGGCCGAGCTTCATGAGCGTGATCAGCGCCTCGTTGAACCCACCGAGCTGGAGAAAATTGTAGCCTTTGGCGCGCATGTGCTCCACCAGCGGCCCGCAGTCTTCCAGGTAGAAGCGGGCCATTGCGGGGTTGTAGCGCATGAAGGCCGCGACCAACTTGCGAAACAGCGGAAACTTGTCTGTTTCGTAAACCTTGGCTGGCAGCCCAGCCTCGCGCCTAGCCCGCCAGAAAGCGGAACAAATCCAGCATCCTGTCTTATCTTTGATAGCGAGCGTCAGCTGGTTGCTGAAAGTCGACGTGGTAGGGCCTCCAGAGTACTCAACGTTGCTGGCTCTGCACCTTATGTAGCCAGTCCTCGTGGTGTCGTTTGGAATCGCCTCGTCGACGATGCTCAGCGCAGTTGTTGCAGCTGAAGCTCCGGAGTACACAAAACCGAATCCGGTTGTCGCGTCAGTGAATGTCTGATTACCGGCGGTCGTGATCAGATCATCCCAGTCATTCAAGGCAGTGTTAAACCCCTGCCACCTGTACGTGATAGGCAGGCCTCCTGCGGCTGCGACAGTAGCGATGAGTGCCGCGCCCCAGCCGTCCCCTTTATCGATCGATTTCTTGTAGTAGGCCGCGCCGCCTGGCCACTGGGCCTGTGTCGTAAAATGCGGAGCCTGCCACGGGCCGCCCAGCCGACTATCTGCCGGAATCTCCCAGATGAAATCGTCGATCTGGAGCCGAACACGGTAGCGGCCAACCGTGTCGCCATTGTTGTCGGTCACGGGGCTGGCCACCACGCTCATGGAGAGATGGGCGTTCTGAGCCGACTTGAGCGTGTGCTCCAGCAACAGGCTGTTGGTGTTGATGGCCGCCTGTTCTTCAAGGGTCGCGAATTCAGGCACCAGCGCAGTGGATTGGGGCTCGTCGGAGGCAGCATTTGAGTCGATAATTGCTCCGGTGGTGGCTGGCTTGCCCTCCTGGGCGGTCGTCTTGGCTGGAGCGTAGTAGGGCTGCCCGTTAATCACGAACCGCACGAAGTTGTAGCCGCTTGTGCTCGTGTTCGAGTAGATGTGCCCTACAGAGTCCTGGTAGGTGCGGCGATCGTTTCCGGCGGTGTCCACGTAGCCCTGCAACAGGGCGATCCCGTGGGCCTTGTCGAGCGGGTCGTTGGTGTGCGCGTTCAGGTTGGAAGCCATCAGCGCAAGCGCTTCATTGAACACACCAAGCTCGGAAAGGGTCGACAGATTCTCGTGGCTCATGCCTCCTCCACGGCGACGACCGCATCGCTGCTCGTTGCGGTGCCGTACTCGTTGGTGACGACCACGCTGTAGGTTCCAGAGTCGGCTGTGGTCGTCAGGGTGTTCATGTAGGTGGCTGAGGTTGCCCCGGAGACGG